GTGTCGATGCTTGTCACGCTTAGGTTGTGGGTACCCCCCCGTCTGTCCCCCGTGTACCCGGTGGCGGGGGGTGTGTTTCTGTGGCGCTGTTGTGCGGGCTTGTGCGCTTGTCTGGGCGTCTTATTTTGGGGGCCGGTGTATCCCACGGGGCTAAATTGTGGGGGCGTTAGGGGGGCGCGTAGCGGGGCGGGTGTGATCGCCCTATGGCCGGGCGCGTATTGTCTGATCAGACAGACACGCGGGGCGCGGCGGTGGGGGGCGGGTGTGTTTCTTCCGCGCAAGACTAAGCCCCCGGGCCTGGGGTGGCTTGCGGGGGCTTAGGGGTGTGGCTTGTGTTTAGTTATCTGTTGCGCTTGTATCGCGCGCTAGTCTCCCGTCTATACCCCCACAGGGCCACGGCCCAAGCGGTAGCGGCCAGGGGTACTAGGTAGGCGGTAGGTGTGTCAAGACTCGCGGCCGCGACACTTGCCGCAATCAACGCGACAACCGTAACGCTGTAGGCGCTGGGCCTAGGGCTTAGCCCTAACATTGTCGCTATTGTCAAGCGCCTAGGGTTAGCCGGCCCACGGTAGGCGACCGGGGTATCTGCCCACTTGCCTAGGTGTCCCCAATAGTCATTACTACAGGGTAGGCAGAAGCCTAGTTCTTCGGCGTGTGTGTCTGCGGGCACAGGGGCCGCACACTCTACACAGGGGCGGGTATCTTGCTGGTTCATTAGTTACTCACTCTCTTGGTTATTTGGTGCCAGCCAATTACAGCGCTGGCGGGTAGGCGGTACTTGTCTAGGGCTTGATCAATAGCGCGGCCGGGCGTTGTCGCGTAGGTGTCTACGGATAGCGCGCCGGCGGTGTCGCCGTGTGTGACCCACAGCGTTAGGCGGTAATGCTTGGTTGTCGTGTTCACCGCCCGCTCTCTTTCGGGTGCTGTGCGCGCCAATCTTGTAGCGCCGTTGTCTTCGTGTATCCATAGGCGTAGCGGTGTCCCCACACAGGGGCGTAACCGTTGCGGCGGGCCAAGTCACACCCGCCAGGGCAGAAAATACGATACCCGCCACTAGCCCCGTAGTTGTTAGGCTCTACTGTTTCGATATCCGCCCAAGTCGCGCGGGCGGTCACAGGGCCACCCGCCTAAAGTAATCGGCCGACAATTCCGCCCACAATTCTTCGGCGGTTAGTTGTTCACCCGAGAGCCAGCACACGGCCCTAGTTCTCCACTCGCTAGCCCTGTAGTAGTCGGCGCCTATCGCGCGGATACGATAACTAAGGTGGCGCAGATTGTCACTATCTGCGGGCAGAATTCCGACTCTCTCCAAGTAGAGCCCCACGCTTGTTTCTAGGGTTTCTATCTCGCCATACTGTAGGGGAAAGTAGCCCACACCGCGCCCGTTGATTGAGAGCGCGGCGCTTGTGTAAGTGTTATTCGCCGTCTTGTCCCGCCATTGGCGGCACTCTAGAAAAACGCTTCGAACAATCGGCTTTTCTTGATCAAGCATTGTTATCACTCTCCAAGTGGCGCAACAACACGCGCCCCAGTTCTTCTACCGCGTTATGAATAGCAAACGAGGCGAGGCGCTGGCGAGGGTTGTCGCTGTGCCGCCACAGGTCGCGCGTGTTTACCGCTAACCAATAAAGACGCCGCAATTCTTCAACGGCGCCGGCTGTAGTTGTCGTGTTCATTGCTTCCTAACTAGGCGAGAATTTCCCGCGCTATCTACACAGTAATAAACGCAGACGAGAAACTTGCTTCTAATTTGGTAACGATTACATAACAGAAACGCAAAAAACCAGCGGGCGGCAAACCGTGGCAACACTCTCGCGGTGTGAGGACAAAACTAAATCAAAATTCGCTGATCAGAATTTTAGAACAGATGTTCTACTTGCTTGCCCCAGTTTTCGAACAAATGTTCGAATATGATCCAAATCGAACAAATGTTCTAACAGGATCCTAGAAAACCCCCAGGGAACGCAAAGACTTGCTAAATTTTGGTTCCCCGGGGGCTATTCTTAACCGAATTATTTTGTCTGATCGAACTTAGACGCGACCCGTCCGGTGATCGTGACGATACTTCACCGCGTCCGCCATTAGCGGGTGATGAAGGTTCTCCAAGGTTTTCTTGAAGGCACTCCAATCCGCGTTCCTAGTTGGTTCACGGCCCGCCGCATAAGCGTGAGCGTAACCCTCAGCAACCCGCATGAAGAAATCACCCGTGTCTAGGTTTTCTTCCATGCGTAGTTTGTGGAGTAGAACCCAGTTGTCACTTGTCACGGCGTTCGCCCAATCGGCCATACGGCTTTCTTCCGGCGTGTAAGCCGGTGTTTGTTCTAGTAGCGACTTGATAAAGTCTGTAACCATACCCATTATGAGTTTCCAATCTTGAAGGTGCTAGCAATAACGATCCAAATAAAGTAGAAACACGCGGCCACAAGGCCCACGGTTATCCACGCGACCCACACCAAACCCTTACCAAAGTTAGTGAGAGTAACCCGCCACGCTTCCGGTGATCCTTCTTCCACCGTCTCATATTCGGGTTTCGCAAACATTTCGGGCCTAAACATGTACCCCCCCCTTCTTTTCGTAACCCGCTTCGGCAAGCAAACTGTCAAAGTGAGAGCCTTCACAACAATGGTTGTCTACCAGCGTGTATTTCAACATGCCGCCGGCAAACATCTGATCTTCTTCCGTGCCCACGGGTTCACCGGTACATAGTCGCTCCAACAGATCGACTAACTGGTCGTAGTTGTCACCGCCTACAATGCCAAGCGGATAAGTGTGTGTGTTGTTCATTTCATTTCCCTTTCGTTGTTATGAAATATGAGTAAAGACGAATTCGCTGCCTGTTTCTTCGAAATCGTCCAGTATGTATTCGGTATCTACTATTTCAAACGCTTCCTCACGGGTAGGCGCTTCAAGTGTTGCCCTTAGTCGGGTTATCTTCATTGCTTCAATCGTGTAAGTGTTCATTTCGTTTCCTTTACTAGGTTGTAATCGATCTCATTGTCGGCGGGACGATCGGCTTCCATATCCCACACAGAGTATTCGTCTTGCCAATACTGGTCGCCTTGTACGCCAAAGCCCAGTTCTATTTCATTGCTACCCTTCTCCAACGCTTCCGCCGCGTTATCGGCTTCCACAGTCACAAAGACGGGTATTTGTAGATATCCGGTTACTTCATATTTCTTCATTGTGTTTCCTTTCTGATTGTTGTTACTACGGGTTCATAATCCCAAGTGCCGCCAAAGTCGGCCCTGAGATCGCTAAGCCAAGAGTCAAACGCGACCACCATGTTTCGGGCGTTCACCGTGTAACTTGACTCATGGCGTGTGGGACATTTCCAACACGCGTAGGTGTATTCAATCTTCCACACGTCCATCAGGCGTACGCAATTTCTTGAGCGCCTTCACACTTCTCACAGAAGGGCGTGCAATCAAAAGCGCCACCGTGATTAGGGCACATAATCACCTTGTCTGCCATTTTGGCCATGCGGTAATCGTGTAACACCGTGTGGGCGGCCTGGTAAGCCTGTTCGGCTACGTGAGGCGGGATACTTCCCCACGGCAAACTATAGGCGGCCGCCAATAGGTCGCATACGGTGTGGGCGTTATTGTCTTCCAGATCGTCCAAGACAACTTGAACAATGCGCGTGTCAATAGGGTTCGCGTAACTCATGCGCGTGCCTCCAGTTCCCCGCGGTAATCCTCCAAGTAGGCAAGAATATAGAAAGAGTGCTTTACCAGCGGCATGATCCGCGTTTCGACCCGTTCAATATTGTCAATCCGGGCCACCGTGTCGATCACCTTGTCCCACTTAGCAAACAATTCGCGGTGCTTCTGTCGCATAGTCGCGGAAGACCAACCGTAAACGCTTTCAAAGTAGTTAGCGTCAAAGTAATCACCATCACCTAGCGCGCCCCAAGGCGCGTCATAGTCAATGGCTTTCTTCCAGTCGCCGGTCGCAATAAGCGCCGCCATAGCGTGACCTATGTGCTTTATAGAACACTCATCACGATCGCCTAAACGCCAAATAGCGTCAAACTGTTGTTCTAAACGGTGCGCTAGTTGGGCGTCTGAGCGTGTTGCCAGATCAGCCTTCCCCAGCGTTGTTTCTACTGTCATTTGTTTTCCTTTGTTCCCCACGTCTAGCGCGGATAACACACACGGTAAGCGCCGCCAACACGCGTGTCAAGCATTGATCGTGTTTGTTTACCAAACCGTTATCAAACGCCGCTTATTCGAACAAATGTTCGACAAAACTCACAGACTGCTCAAATCTGTGTCAGCCCAAGAGGCTACTTAACCGAATTAAGCCGAGCCGAATAAACCTAAAACTTGTTGCCCCGAGCGGCGTTACAAGAGCGGTGAGCCGGAGCCAACGGAGAGTCAGCATCACCAGGAATAACGTGGTCTGCCTGCCAAGGATCGTTCGGGCGCACACCGCCACCACATAACCAACAAATGTTCGCGGTTTCCCGCACCGCCTTAGCCCGCTTCCGGTAATCCCCAGAGTATTGCCCAGTCGCGCGTTTGCGGGCCGCCTTAGCCATATCCACATAACGGTCACGGGACTGCTGATGTTCCGGGCACCTAGAACCGTTACGGGTCACAACACCGCAATCCAGGCAAGGCTGCCGAAAGTTACTCATATCAAGAGTTTACTCAGGAAACTCAAAAACTTGCCAAATTTTGTTTTCCCCACAGATTTTTTCTGACCGAATGTTTTTTTTACCGAATGTTGTGGACGCGCAGAGAATCGAACTCTGCTCCTGCCTGCTCCCGTGAAGGGCTTTACAAACAGTCGAACCCAGAACGCGCCCCAAGACACAAAAAAGAGGAGCCTCGCATGGGCGAGACCCCCCCCTTTTTTTGTTGACCGATATTTAATTGTATTTCAAGGAAGACAATCTCATGAAAGACTGTTTCAGTTTTTACCTTCCGACACCAACAATGCCGAAACCTGCTTGTAGTAACTGCGCATCGAAGTTGCAATGCGATCCCTAGAGTCGTTACTGTAACGCTTCTCAACCGGTGGGTTAGTCTTTATGCTGCCAAGCTTCTGCGAATAGTTACTCGCTACCTGCAACAGTTCTTGTTCTCTGGTCATTTCCCCTCCAAATAAACCTTGTGACGTGTTAGTCATAGTAAACACCGTTTGCTATCTAAAATCAAGCAACACGGCCGGCGAGTTACAGCAGATCAACCTTGCCCCGGAACGGCACACCTTTTTCTAGTTCGAAGCATGTGATTGCTGGGGTTGAGTCCCCACCTCCCCCGTTCATGCGGGTGAACCAGTCGGAACCGTTGTCCATTGTGGACGCTTGAACCCACCAGCGTTCCCTGCCTTCGCTGCCGGAGAACTGTTCGACCCGGTGGTGGTGGAAGTGACCGCTAACCATGAGAGTTGCTGCTGCCAGGTAGGTGTCGTTGAAGACTGCTTTAGTCCAGAAGCTTTGGAAAGAATCTGGTCTGGCAACCTGGTGCCCGTGAATGGCTCCGATAATGTGTGACCCGTCATCGAACACGTCAAAGGCGAACCCTTCATCGTGGGCGTGTGGAACAAGCCAACGCTCTACAGGCAAGCCAACCTCTGTGGCGAGGCGACGCAACTGCTGAAGAATAACAATGCCCCAGTCGTCCGTGCCCGGCCTACCAACCGCTGCCTTGTTCACACGGAACTGGCAATGGTTCGAAGCAACCGAACCGTAAGTCAGGGGGGCGTACTTAGACGCCATCTTCAACAAATCCCAAATCAACGCAGCCGCAACATCTGTTTGCTGCATCGGGCTCAACGTGTTCGTAATCAACTGATCCATGTCGGCCTTGTTGTTGACGCCTTCCACAATGTCGCCCATGTCCAAGATCACAATGTGATCGTAGTTGCCGACCTTCAGCTTCTCTTCCACGCGCGCATAAGCTTCATGGATGCGCTGAATAGACTCCAAGTGTCCGCCGCGAGACCCGCCCTTACCGATTTGAAAATCAGCCGGGCAGATAACGTAAGTCTTTGTCGCCTTCTTCTTGACAGGCGGTTTACCTTTCTTGAACTTCTTGGCCTCCGCATACAACGTGGGCAAGTCAACATCAGTGACCTTCTTGCGGAAGTGAAAACGATACGAGGTTAACCACTCCCCGTCCCACCGTTGCCACTGCGAAGTACGAGGCGACCCTACGATCTCATACTCGTCAGGAGAGTAACCCCTGTCCGCAAGAAAGTCACTAAAGTTTGGAAGATCGGATAGACCCTCCGTAGTAGCAAGACCCTCGTTGCCGTCAAATTCGATAGCTGGACGGAACCCAGAAGGCGCTTCTACCTTTCTTGCTGGTTGCAAGTCATCAAGCACAAGAACACTCTTTCCTGCGGTGCTTCCTAATCGACTTCTCACTAATGTAAACACCGCGCTTGTTTAGCTCAGAAGCAAGACCATTGTTCGACCAAGCAGCAACATCGCTGATTGCTTTCATAAAAATCGCACCGTCAGCCTTCTCTAACGTTTCAGAAACTTCTCGCACCTTACAAGGAAAAACCTTGACCGGTGGTGTCAAATCTTCAAGCATTTGTTTCCCTTTCCAAACGTAACGCTAAACAAGATTGTCTGCTACGCCAGGTAGCGACACGCCCAAGTCTAATAGAGAACGAACCGTAATGGAAGCCCCAGGTTCCCGAGCATCGTCATACATTTTATGTGCGCTGATCTTGCACACTAACGAGTCGTCATCCCAGACTCCCGCATCTGTGCAAGAGTCAAAGACGCCTCTAACCAGTTTGTCGATGTCGGGCGGGACCGTGGGAAGTGGCCTTCTAGTTGCGGTAACGGATTTCGGGCGAGGTAAGAAAAAAACGACACTGAGTTCCGTAGGGCCAGAAAGCGTAACCCAGTTCGCAGAAGCGACAGCATCGGCAGCCGCCTCTTTGACCCTTTTACGCCAAGCCGGAAGTTTTTTAGAGGCCTCAATGAAGCGACCATTCCCAATCGACTTCTTTGAACCCTGCGGTGCGGCAATGCCGTAAACCTCGAAGAAAAGTTCCACATTCTAGTTTAGAACGGTGCTTCGTCGTCGATACTCTTCACGGCACCAAAGACACCCTCAAGAGCTTGCTGAGTGTCCTGCGGGCTACCGCCACGGCGTTCAACCTTAGACATTTCGCTTGCGCGAACGTTCAAGCTGACACCCTTGCTGCCATCCTTCTTATCAAACAGCTTCGTCTTCAAACGACCGACAACGGCAACCTTGTCACCCTCAGCGAAACCGGCAGGGCCAGTAACCGAAAAGTAGTCCTTGCCATCAATCTTCCACTCACCCTGATCGTCTTTCAACATCTGGTTGTGAGCAACATCGTAAACAACACCCCACTCAAACTGGCGGATACCGTTTACATAACCTTCGAACTTCACATCTACAGCCATTACATTTCCCTTTCTACATGGTCAGGATTAACACAATCCTGTTTACCGCATTTCCTAACCCCAGTCAATACCGGAATACCATCCTCATCAACCGGGGTGATCTCATCCTCAGCAAAATCGTTATGCCAAGGATGACATTTACCAAGATTACTATTTACCGTTCTTGCCCTTGTGGCACGACACGACTGACATTTTCTGTTGTTACGGTTCGAGGTCGCTGAGTCCCAACGGAAACCACAACGTTCACACTCAATCCAAGCCACCGACCCATTGTAGGCCTAAACCGTCACATAACCGATGTTTTGCATAGCCCACCTGTGGCGAGCCTCAATGCTCATCGACTCAGTGTGCTGAGCCAACAACGCGCAACACTTATCACATTTGGTAATCCGGCTGTTATGGGTCACACAGATCGGTTCCGGACCAGAACGCCAAGAAGCCTCCTCAGACCTATCCTCCGCGCTGCGGTCAATCGCCATACGTGCGTCACGAGCCCGAGAAATAATGTGCCTCGGCTCCAAGTAATCAACCTTCTCATCTTGGCGAGCCATAATCAGTGCGCGTTGCGCAACAGGCAACGACAGATGACCCAACACACCACTCCAAGCATTCACCGTCTCCTCAGTAACCCTACGGTTATCGATAGCGGCCACATCAGCCAACAACAACTTCACTTCAGCCTTGTTCATTATTTTTCCTTTCTAACAACATTTTCAAAGCAAGTTCCGCCTGCTGTGGCACGACACCGTTACCGCAAGCCTTTAATTCGTCTTTTCGAGAAAGACCATGCTTAGTAATCCAACCGGGCTC